CTGTGATGTTCCTACGTTAACATCTAGTCCTTTGTCGTTATACAAATAGAAGTCATCTATTGCAACAACTAAGTCCATTCCAGTTTTAGGGTCTTGTTCTTTACGTTGTTCACGAACCTTCTTAATCTTACGAGGGTCGATGTAACGTAATTCTTTAAGTCCCTTACGAGGTTGTTTAGGGTCGATAATTTTATGATAATAAACTCTACCATCCACATACCAACGTCTAAAAATATCATGTCCCTTTTGATTAAAGTCCATCAAACGTAGAACTTCATCAAACTCTTCACGAATTTTATTTTTGATATTAGGGGATAGGTCTAATCTGTCAAGTGAAATTGATACAGACTGATCTCTTTCGTCTGATACAATTGCTTCATTTACAATATCTTCAACTGCACTGTCACACTCTGGTTGTTGTGCAATATCACGATAACGGCGAATCAAATCAAGTTCGTTTCTGTCACGTCCGTCCATATCTAAAACAGACGCATAATGGCCTCCACCCGAAACTACATCAAGTGTGCCATCATCAGAGGTAGGGGCGGTGAATCCATCACCACCCTTACCTTGATTCGCTCTTGTAATTCTGAAACCAAAAAGTTCCGCCATACTATAAATCTCCTAAGTTTTACCCTACTATTTAGTAGGCTTGTAAAACCAGATTATACAGAACTTGCTGTGAATGAAGTGTATCTCCAAGTCACGTCAAAGGTTTCAATATCACTTACAGTATCGTATGATAGTTCAACAGGTGCAACTACTGTTGGCCAACAGTTACGAAGAACATAAGACTTCAATACGTTATCATCTCTATCCAACTGTTCTACAATCAACTGAGATGTATATTCAGATACATTAGTCAATCCAGTGTTGGTTTCAAGATTATTGATACCGTTCATCCAACGTTCAATAGCGTTACGAACCATAAAGTCTGTATCGTTAATGATTGTTGTAGTCCATGTTTCAAACGTTCTGTCGCCCGCCAAGAACAACTGTCTACCTCTAAAGTTAACAGTAACTTCTGGGATAGTCTGGCCAGGCAATGAAGTTGCCTTAACCAAATATTGTGTTCTTACAGTGTCGAGTCCTGTAGCAATACCAGTAGGTGTAGTCATGATTACACGATATTGGTTTGCTCTTGCACCACCGCCGATAAGGTTTGATTTGAAATCGTCAATACTAGCCATGTCTTATCTCCTTATCCGCCAATCTCACTGAAAGAAACACCAGTTCTAACAGCAATGAAGTTGAGTGTAATGAAGTTGATTGAACGAGCTGGTTTGATGTAGATATCTGCAACAAACTCATTTCTGTCAATTACTTCACCAGTGTTGTTTGTTTCGTCTGCAACAACAGAGAAATCAATGATACCTCTACGTCCTTGAACGTCACGCAAGAATGGTTCAACCAAGTTACGGAACTGAGCACGAGTGAAGTCATCGTTGAATTCAAACAACTGGAACTTAGCGGCAGTCGCAATTGCCTTCTCAAGAACAATGAACAATCTACGAACATTGATTCTGTCGAATGCAGAAGGACGAGATAGAGCAGTCTTATCACCGAATAGAACTGTTCCTTGGCCTGGGAATGTAACAACAGGGTTGATACGAGCAGGATATAGGATATCTCTTTGTGCCTTTGTTGGGTTGAATGCAAGTTTAACTGCACCACGAACCTGTCCACGGTTGTAACCCGCTGGTGAGAACCAAGGGTCTGCAACGTTGTCAGTATTCGCAGCAAGTCCTGCCATGTCACCGTTTAGTGGGACATAACGATAAACATCGTTATACTTGTCATACATGTATTTGTAACCAGAGTCAAAGACTGCGTAAGAAGAACTTGCGAGGTTATCGAAGAATCCTTTTACGTTTGTAGTCTGTGCGGCTCCAGTAGTAACACCAACCACATCTGCTCTACGAGGAGAGATGAATGCAACAACATCTTTACGAAGTTCTGCAAAGTCGATTAGGTTAGTTGCGTGTGTTACACCATCAGTTCCGTCTGGTGATTTACCAGCCATCACTAGGTTAACATCTACTGTTTCTGCATCTGCGAACAAGTCGTATGCAAGGTCTAGTTCACCAACTGATGCGGCAAGGTCTTGTGTTCCACCACCAAGTGTGTCAACAATTGGTAGAGCAGGAGCATCAAAGACTGTATCTGAACCACCAGCAGTAAGTGCAGTTCCCCAATCTGTTCCAGAAGTTGGGTGATCCATCCAGAATACATTGCGTGAACCAACGTTAACAGCGTTAACATAGTAGTTCGAACCACCTTGTGGTGTTCTTGCATTTGGATGCTTAGAAACAAATGGGAATGTTTCAATTACTGAAAGTGTTCTTTGTCCAGCAACATCTGCTGAGAACCCACGAATGTCACCAGTTGTATCATAAACAACAACATGTAGTTCGTCTGCAGCTGCAGTCAAACCTTGGTTTGTTGCCCATGTTGATGTGCCTGGCGCTCCATCGAATAGGTCGTAGAATCTCCAACGTCTACGAATTGCTTCGCTTCCAGACATTGCAGATTTAAGTCCACCACCATTTGGGTTATCTAGTTGACGAATAGTTAGATCGTCTGTTGAAATCGCAGTGATTTCGTATTGTGTTCCATCAGTTTCTTGTAGATAAATGATATCACCAACTTGGAACTCTGTTCCATCAGTTACCGCAAGAGTAGTTGCGCCAGCAGTGTGTGCGCCATCAACCGTTGCAGTAGCAGTTGCTTCAAATGCGGCAGCAGAAGAACAAACTGAAACACCAAGGGAGTTACCCCATGTGCCAGGCGTTCTAGATGCCCATGAACCAACTGAACCCGAACCGTTAGCATAGTTATCTTCATAAACTGTGTCATTGTTAATTGCTAAACCTGC